CTTGGCAAACTCGTCATCCGTGCTCAGGGTGGTATCGTTCCAATCCTCGTCGTATTCCGTCTTGTACTTAACGGTAATGTCTTCGGTTGTATCTGTCTCCTGCAACCATGCTTGCAGGTAATAGATGCGCTTGCGCACAGCGGGATCGCCCAAGTCCATCCACCGCGATTCCCAATAGAAGTCTATCGGGGCAATGACATACTCCCCACCGTTTACAGAAGGCACAAACGGACGGTCGACATAGAGTTTCGTCGCATAATTGCCGATGATGGTGCGTTCCTGCCAATCGGATTCATCATCGGCCCGTGCGAATACCCGACACCCGGCTAGACCATCTCCAAGCGTCTGAAACGCCGCGCTATTGTCTACGATGTTATCTGTCCCGCCCGAATCCACATCCCCGATGAGCGTGGCATATCCTTCATTGACAGAAGCCCCGTCGTTGTCTCCCACGTCTATTTCATGGACATACCCTTGCCGCGCCCCGAGAATGGCATATTCGTATTGGCTGTTCCGGTAACCCGACAGGAAGTCAAATCCGATGTCGTATTTCGACCACGCGCCGGTGCTTTCGTCGAATACAAGGGTCAGGTTGTTACGGTCGGGGGGAATTGACTGGAGAGCGGTCTGCGGGATGATGGTGGTAGACTCTGCGGTATACAGCGCGGCAATGTCCGCCGCTTCGGCCACATCCGGCGAATACCGGAAGTTCTGCATGTAGCCGTTGAGCGAATACATATTCTTGCCGCAGGAACCCAACACGAGAGAAACAGGATGATAGGCATAGTCGGATTGCGCCAATGCGCCAGTGCCCACAGCGGAGCCGTCTATGTAGAGCGTTGCCGATAAGGTGTCCCGAACCAAAGCAACGTGATACCATGTGTCGGTAGCAATCAAACTGTCCGCAGACAAAACCGTCTGAGTGTAGTAGGTGCATTTCAGAGACCCGTCATTCACTACATACAGAGCAAGATTTGTCGCGCCCTCGAAACAAGCCACTATCGATTCCGATTCAGGAAACGAAGCGATCTTTATCCACCCGGCAATGGTGTAAGTGTCCATGTCGGGGATAACTCTAGGCGTTGCCGCATACGATGTCAGACCGTCAAACTCAAGGCACAGTCCCCGCGTGCCGTCTACTACCCAATTACAACCGAAATGATAGGCGTTCCCCGATGGGCCATACGTACCAACATTTGCCAGGTTGTGCCCAAGCCCATCGGTAAGCGGTAAATGTATGCCCCACGTCACCGCCATTGGTCGGCCCCCTCAAAACTCAGGATATACCGACCGGCTCGATGGTCATACACACCCGTCGCGTATATCTGACGCTGTTTTACCAAGTTCTCAAACAACGGACGCTGATGACGGCTTACTAACTGTGTGTCCATGCTCGGACCCAACAGATACACCCCGTCATGGCTCAGGTAGTAAATACCCCCCGGCCCGCTGCTAATCGTGTGCCCGCTCACGCAACCAAACCCATCTACCACCTTCCTCAAATCAAACGTGGTCGCGCCCGTACCCGTCAGGAAATGGATCGAATGCTCCTTGAAAATCAACAGCCCGCCATATGCAGACTTCAACCCGGTAATCTCGTCACCGCCCCCACGGTCTACCAAGATCAGGTTTATCGCCGGGAAGTCCGTGTACGCGCTCGCTTCCGAATACCTAAGCCCGCTCGGATACGAACTCGAATTGCCAAACCACAACCGGCTTGCATACACCTCTACAAACCGATGCGGGTCAACGTGGCCACGGTCCTCGTTCAACACTTCATTCGTGTTCATCGAGGTGTCAGCAATATCATCTTCATACGACGTGGTAGTGTTGTCGTTAACATCCGCGAGATAGCGGAACGTAGACCCGCCCGCGACTGTCCGGTATATGCGCCGCTGGTTCACCTGCGCATTCGCACTCACCGGGATGGATGTCAAGTTGATTTTCTTACTGGACACCGTGACCGACACTTCATCACACGCAAGCGATTCTGTGCCGTCACGGCTGTTCCGAAACGATACCCTGTACTTGTATGTGCCGTTGGGGTTACCCGCATCCCCTTCCGCCGCAGACGGCGAAGTTGACGGCGTATCAATGGTCACGCTCTGAGGCTTCTCTGCACCGTCATACTTGTAATTGACATCCAGACCGTTGCAGAAAACAAGCCGGTCTTCCAATTGCACCCAACTGAATAACGCCGATTCCCCTACCGCATCCAGACGTTTCAGGAACGTCGCTTCATCCCCCTGAATGCTGAATATTCCGCTCTTGGTACAGACAACAATTTCACGATCCCACGGCGTCTTACCCGTCTTCACCTCATCATATTTCAAATGCCGCGCCAGGGGAGCCGTCATCAACAGGCGAGGGGGATACTGCGGATACACCACCCCTTCGCTCGGATAGGGCCGCGTACTGTCCGCTTTCAGCGTAATATCCGCACCGCCCTGCACTTCATCGTTCGTGAAATCATACCCGTCAAACCGCCAATACCCTTTCAGGTTCACATTCTTGGTATCACTTAGAATCCTGTCGCGCCATGCCTGGATCTGTGCCCCACTACGGGCAACGTCCCACAATCGCCACTCGTCCAACGTCACCGGCGCGTACTTGCCAGACACATACCCCGTATCGTTGTATTCCGCGCCGAAGTACATGCCGTTGTCGCTGGTAACGGAGGTAGACGGTCCCGCTTCATCCGCAACCCCGGTCGTGGTGTGGTAATGTTCACCGTTAATGAATAACAGAATAATGGTCCCGTCTCGAACCAATGCAACATGCACCGGACTACCCGGCGTCACGTCGTATCCGCTGTCAACCGCAACGTCTGTGTCTGTGGTTGCCGTGCTGTAGGAATAGTAGAGGCTATGGTCTGCACCCGCGATGTAGATGCGGAACGGATACCCCACAGCCGATGCCCCAACCATGCCATCCCCGATATGCACCACCGTAGCCACAGCACCGTGGTTCGGGTTGTCCAACCGTAACCATCCTTCGATGGTCCAGGTCTTGCCCGTATTCAGTATTGTGGAGAAGTTGCTATTGTATGCCGCACTGGCATAATCGTCCGCCCCGTCGAATCGGATACTGGTCCCGTAATCTTCCTGTAACGGGACCATGCCCGTGGTGGGGCTAGGGCCAGCTACATACGCATACGCATGGTTCCGGTTAATCGACAGATCGTCATACACCGATTCGCGGGATTCATTTAGACGCCAATATCCCACCAAATCCGTGTCCATAAGATCCGTTTGGTTCAGTTCCCAAAACAAACGGTCTTTCGTCGCGGTCCAATTAAAGTTCTGTGTCCAGAACCGGACTTCATCTACCATAAAGTCAATCGTCTGGTTTCCCGGCGTGGCCCCCATTTCCGCGCCAATGTAAATGTCCCTGCTGCTCGGGTCTAATGTATAACCCGTGCCATTCGATGATAAGGAATAATCCACCCCGCAACGAGGAACCCCATCAGAAAAAATCTGTCCGCTGATAATGTATTTCTTGCCAGCCTCAATAGACACAATTGCCCACACATCCCGCAATGTACTGGTCGTATCGTAGAACTGGAAGTATATTTGCCTGAACGTCGGGCTATACCGCAACTCCCATCCCGTTGCGGTTCCAGAATCCAGGTTGCCTATCAGGGGGCAATCCACAGCCGGTAACGACGTGAACCGGATGCCCATGCTAACCGTAAACCCCCGACCCCAATCATATGCGGTAATATGCGGAATCACGATGCAGGCATTCGTGTTAGAGTTCGAGATGTGCTGACCACCCTCTTTAATCGAGGTCCCGTGCATCCGCGAAAAGCCCTTGCGCTTCTTGATTGTGTACCGCTGGTAATCGCAGTTCTGCGCATCGGGAGACACGTTGTCCGAAAGCACGTCATCCGCGTGCAAGCGGTCTTCCCCGGCAAATCCTTTCACTAACGGTTGCGCTGCAAGACTCATTAGCTCAGTTCCACTATCCTGTCAGACGTTACATACGTTTCTTCCGAGATGATGCCCATGTCCGCCAGGTCCTGACGGCCCACACGAAATATCTGTCCCATAATGGGCTGGTCCCGCATCCACGCCGCATCAAGCATTTCCTTAAACGACAGGTATTCCGACTGCCAGTCAGACGCCTTGTTCTGCCGCTGTATCGCCGCGTAAATCCCCTGCACAAGCGTCGGGTCAAGGTGGGAAGGCACATCAACGTTATCGTCTATCGAGGTTACTTTCGAGGGGACCCGGTAATAGAGATAGCTGATTTGGTGCGATTCATCCGGGTACGGTTCAATCACAATTTTCGGCACATACGAGAAGTCACGCCCAAGATTGGTAACAAACTGTGTCCATCCACGGAACGTGGTCAACGCACGCCGCTGATGCACAAACCCCGCATCCACGCAAAGCAGTTCTTCCTCGTCGGTCAGATCCCACAACCGCATAACCTTTTCACAATCCGATGCCAGCGTGTAATTCGGTTCATATATCGTATAGGTCGCGGCGGTATCCGTGGTCCCCTTATAGGCAATGCTCAGGGCCAACGTCTGCGCCCCGGTGTCCACAGAGTTAATCAGATATTCTTCCCCGCCGCTGATGCGAATCCGCCGACCGGCCATTGCCGAGGTCCACACCGTATCCGTACCCGTCACCGTTGTGCTGGCGTTCGTTACCGCAACCGTCCCGGTCGTGTACGGAGCCGTGGTAGAGAACCGTGCTTCCGTTAGCCAGAACGTCCAGAAACCCCGCGTGCGGATCTCATCCACGATACGGTTGACCGTGTGGATGAACCCCCGCACCGGAGCATTCTTCGGAAGCCAATCCGCGACCTGCTTATACAGGTCATGGACTGCGGTTCCCTGCCCCACACTAATCGACGTGGTTGTGAATGTGTTACCCATTAGTCTGCTACCGCCGTAAAGGGTTGACCGTGAATATCCTTGAAACCAGCCGGACACTGCGCCCACAAGTAATAGGCACTACCATCGTCCAAGAACAAGGTCACTTGACCGGAATCGTTTGTCCGCTTACCTTCCGCGACCACCGTGTTACCAGCGGCGTCGGTTGTGATCCATACTGTAGCGCCGGGTACGCCCACACCGTCTTCCGCAATGGTGATGGTGCATTCATCCGCGCCACTGCCCGATGTTCCCGATACACTAGACACTTTTGCATCAAGGTAAGAACCAAACGTCCCCGCTGTCGTATGCCCTGACTGCGCTTCATCCCAAACCGCATCTGCAATATCGCCCACGGTCAGACTGGAGCCGCCAAGATCCAATGCCGCCAGCGCGGCATCCATCTCTGCTTTTGTTGGGCCGTCATAGTCTGCAAGAGCCGTGTCTACCTGAGTATTGACATCAGCCGCAGACAAGTCATTCAGCCCTGCTATCGACGCATCCAGATACCCGATATTTGACTCCACTGCATTCGCCGCCGTGCTGGAAGAACTGATTTCCACCGCATCCGATTTCAAATAATCCGTACCTGCAACCATCGCGTCATACACGTTCGCGGGTACAACAAGAAAATCTTCCCAACACGGGAGCACACCCGTTGCCTCGAACGCCACCCGCAACGGCCCAAGCGTGCCTGTATCGGTCTTGCTCAACGTCACCGCGTAATAACCATTCGCCACATGCCGCCAGTACCCGTCCCCCGCTGAATTGGCAAGCGATACGTCAGCTTTCGTCACGCCCTTGATTACATCAACGTCTATCCCTGTCGCGTTGTAGGCTACGGATTCTTC